GTATTTGATACTATTATTAAAGATCCTCGTATTCTAGAACGTGCTGCTAGTGTAACGGAATCTTATGATACTTTTATTAACTACGCACAGGAATACGGTCAGAGTACTGCTTGGAAGGATGATATGAGACATCATCCAAATTCTGAATGGACAATTAAAGATCTCAAAAAACATTTATATAGGGCAGTCGCTAATGTCAACATCTTGGAGGGTATTCGTTTTTACGTATCTTTTGCTTGCTCTTTTGCTTTCGGTGAACTCAAGCTCATGGAGGGATCCGCAAAAATCATATCCCTCATTGCACGAGATGAGAATCAACATCTTGCAATCACCCAAAACATAATGAACAACTGGAGAAAGGGTGATGATCCTGATATGGTTGAGATAATGAAGGAAGAGGAGCAGTGGACATATGATATGTTTGAGAAGTGTGTGAATGAAGAGAAGAAGTGGGCAGAGTACTTATTTAAAGATGGATCAATGATTGGTCTTAATGATAAACTTCTACAACAGTATGTTGAGTTTATTGCTAATAAGAGATTGAGAGGAATAGGATTAAAACCATTATATGATATTCCCCAAAAGAATAATCCATTACCTTGGACTGAGCATTGGATCTCATCTAAGGGTCTTCAAGTAGCACCACAAGAGACTGAAGTGGAATCTTATATTGTTGGTGGTATTAAACAGGATATTAAAAAGGATACCTTCGCTGGATTTAAATTATAAATACTAAGATATAGTGTCTGGGAACAGATGAAATCTTTTAGTCAATTTATAATAGAGAAGAAAGATGGTGGTAATGTTCCTCTGAATCCAGATGAGAAGGCTGCTGAAAGATCTATAATAAAGAATTTTAATAAGAAGAATAAGAATAAAAATAAAGATAATCGTCCATTCAAAGATCCAGAAGTTAAAACTACTAATAGACCTGCGGATGTTCAGGGTAGGATGGATGCTACTGATCCAAAGAAAGGTGGATATGAGAGAGTAGATGATAGTTTAGATACTAAAAAACCAAATGGTAAACCAAAATTAGATAATACAACAAAAGGTGGTGAAGTAAAAGTTACCAAACCTCAAGGTAGTCTTTCTAGTGCTGAAGATAGACCTTTAGGTAGGGTGGTTAAAAGAGGTATAAAGAAAAAAGGGTTAGAACTTGGTGATGTTGATTATACGGATGCTGAAGATTTAGCAAATCAAAGAAGAGCAAGAATTAATCCTAACACTGGTAAGGCAACACGAAAAGGTGTTGAAAATTATGCTCAATCTCGTGGTGGGTATGGAAGAACTACTGGTAAACCCAGAAATATGCCACCAGCAGAATGGGCTAAAAGGAGTAGAGATGCTAAAAATATTGCTGCTAATCCTAATAGTGCTGCTTATAAGGAAATAGAGGCTAAGATAAACCAGAGTGATTATGCTGGAAGAAGAGCTAGAGGTGCTACTCCTGAAGAACTTAAGAAAATACAGAGTGATATAAAAAATTCAAAAACTATAAATCAAAAAGTTGATGATGCTATTGATGATGTTGTTAAAGAACCAAAAGTTAAGAGTAAAACAACTAGAGTAAAGGCTCCTAAAACTGTAGATCAGATAAAGGCTGAAATTAATTCAAGACCACCAGATGGTAGATCACGTAATAAACCACCAAGTGGTAATAAGTTTAAATCTACTAAAACACCTTCAGCAGGACCAGTAGATCCACCTACTACAAATATTAAGCTTGATAGTAAATATAAATCTACTAGGAGTTTTGGTCCAAATTGGTGGAACACAAGTAATAAAGGATTTAATGTAAGTTCTACAACAAAAACACCTACTGGTACTAAAACATCTACTGGAACTAAAGTAACTTCTAATACTAAAGGTCAGCAATGGCAAGGACCTCAACCAGGTAAGAAAATTAATTATAAGAATTTCTTAGATAAAACTAATAGGAAAACATTTGCTAAAACAGCTCTTAAAAAATCTATACCTGGTGGTGTTAAGGTTGGTGGACCACTTGCTGCTCTTGATTGGGGTATGACTTTTGCTGGTGAAAAGTCTAAGGGACGTACTAATCTTGGAGCAACATTAGCATCTACTGCTAAAGTTGCATCTAGTGCTCTTGGTTATGGTGTTGGTGCTGCTCTTGGTCAAGGATGGGCTTCAGTTCCTACAGGATTAGCTACTGGTTATGCGACTAGAAGCATAACTGATACTGCTATAGATAAAGTCTTTAAACCTAAGAATGCAGCAGTATTGCCAACAGCAAATAAAAAACCTAAAAAAGGAATTACTGTAGGTATTTCTCTAGATAAGGGAGGTAACTTCGCTAGTACAAGATCATCGGGTGTACCTGATACCGATTCTAAAAAGAAAAAGATAAAAACCTAAATAGTATCTGTAAGAATATTATTTTAGGTCATGTCTATAGAGTCTAAAGAGATACAAGATTTACATGAGATTTATCAGAATCTATATGAGCAAGATGCTAAAGAAAGACTGAATGCTAGAAGAGCTGAGTTTGAAAAGAGAAAGGAAAGAATAAGAAATCCTTTTGGTAATACTACTATTCAAACAAAGGATGGTAAAGAATTAAAGCAAGGTGATCCAGGATTTGAGGATGCCTTAAAGAATGCTAGGGAGACTGTTAGAAATACTCAAAGTAAGGTATCAGGTAATAATAATTCATCGTCTTCTTCTAGTTCAAGTTCTTCTAGTTCAAGTTCTTCTAGTTCAAGTTCTTCTACTGGTGATGTAAAGAAGAAGTCAGAAGAGCAGAAGCCTGTTGTAATAAAACTTAAGGGTGGTGGTAAAAAAACAATTTACCCTAATAATCCAGATTATAATTCTTACAAGAATAATGAAAGAAAATTTAGTGGCGAAGGTGAAGGTAGGATCAAAATAAATCCTGATGGTAGGAGTGGATCATCTGCTGTTGATGCTAAGGCAGATCAGTCAGGTACACTTACCGATAAGGATAAGGAGGATGCTAAGAAAGAAGCTGATACAGCACAGCTTATGAAAGATTCTGGAAAGTATAGGGAAGTACCTGCTCCTGGTAAAGGCAATGAAGGGAAAACTGTTCTTCAGAAAGTAGAAAATCCAAATCCAGAAGATAATAAAATAGATCCACCAGTAAAAAAAGTAGAAAAACCTTATAAGTCACCAGCAAATATCAAGACTAATCAAAATCAGTCAAGAGAATTTGCTAAGAATGATTCAAAGGTTAAATTAAATCAGTTTAGTAGAACTTCATCTTATACTGCTGATGATAAGCCAGGAACACAGGTTCAAAGATCTACTGTATTTACTAAGCATTACAAAACAGGTAAAGAACTTGGTGTAATGACACGTAATCAGCGTAGAAGATATGATTTAGAGGCTGCTAAATTTAAGTCAAATCAAAATAATTCAGCTCCTATTAAAACTGATTCTCCATCACCCTCTTCTACTACATTCGACTCTAATAAAGTAAAGGATGGTAATAAAGGTGTTAAGAAAACTATAATTAAAAATAGTTATGATCCTTATGATTTAGTTCTTAATTATCTACTAGAAACTAATCAAGTAGATACTATTGAAGAAGCAAACTATGTAATGACTCAAATGGATGAAGCTACTATCCAAGGCATTGTAAATGAATATGCCTAAGTATGTTAAGGAGTCAATCCTTAGACAATACAGTGGAAAAAATTATACTATAGAAGATAAGAAAAACGTTATTAATTGGTACTCAGGAAAAATTAAACCTAGTGCCTAGTAACTGCCCTTTTGACCGTAGCGGTTCCTTCAATAGCTCTGACTATTGATCCGCTAGGGTCTTTTAATAGTACATCGTAAATATAGTTTCCTGCTTTTAGTAATATAGTTTTTTCTGATACTATTTCTATACCAATTCTTCCTGTTGTTGGATCATTGGGATATGATATATTAAAGTCTGCTGTTTTTTCTGAACTTGAATATTTTTTTAATTGTGCTATAGCAGTATATCCTGTTAGATCTAATGGACTATTTGATGTATAATCTTCTAGTAGATATGTCTGGGCAAAATCTGTTCCAGTATATATTGCTATGTTTGTTATGAATACTGGTGCCATTATGATAGATCTCCTATGAATGGTGTAATCCAATCTTCAATGGGATTGGAGTTTGTAACAGTAATAACTGTTATATTTTTAGCTGTTAATTTTGTCACTAAGGCATCATAAGATGCTTGAGTCGGACCAGAATCATCGATAAAGATAGCAACTTTTGATCCTTCAGGTAAACTACTTAGATTACATATATCAAACCAGTCGGATGCTGATGAAGCATTGCCATTATCAATATTTACTTTGACTGGACCAAATGTACGACCATTAGCAATTTCACTTTGGGTTTCTGATCCTGTATAATTATACATTTATATTAATGGTGATATGTTTATAGTTGTTTCCGCAAGGAAATTATCAGGAACCTTTAAAGCATCCCAGTTAGTTTCAGTTACAAAGTTACCAAATCCATCTGATGTTGGTTGTAGTAGATAAAAGGTTCTATTTGGATAAGTTGTTCTAAATTGTTCCCATTTATTAAGTACCTCACCAGTGGTTCCAATTCCAACACCAGATGAACTTATTACAGCGATACATGTTCTATCATCGCTACCTGGAGATGAAAATTCTGGACTTTTAGATACGCCAGGTCTAACAAGAGCAGTTCCTTCTAGAACCAGTTCTCTATTCCCATTGGGTTTAGTTACCATGACATCATAGACATATCTACCAGATTTTAATAATGATGTTGTCCAGCGTGGTATGTTTAATGCAATTTTACCTTTAACCCTATCAACATATTCAATTTGAAATGTAATAGCAGTGTTACTATCAGCATGTTTTCTTAATTGACCTTTAGCAGTATAGTTTGTTAGATCAACAAGTTTGCCACCAGTTTCTAATAAGGTGAAATCTTGAGAGAAATCTTCACCAGAATCAATGGTTATATTGTTTACATATACTACAGACATATCTTAATGTAGTTTATCTTAGATATTTATCATATATAAGTATGAGATGAATAACTATTATGAAATGGAAGGAGATTATGAAAATCCCTGGTACTACAAAGGTACAGCTTTCACTTCTGACGATATTGGCGATTTCTTCGGTTTCGTCTACTGCATTACTAATATCAAGTCGGGTAAACAATACATTGGACGAAAGTATTTCCAACAAAAACGTAAGCCTAGAGGTGGTAAGAGACGGGTTACGTCTGAGAGTGACTGGAAAAAATACTATGG